TCAAAAGCAGAAAATAGAAACGCTCCGAGCTGCTCTTGAGAATGCCTCATCCTCTTTCGGTGAGAATGATAGGCGTACACAAAACTGGCAGATACAGCTTAATAATGCCACTGCTGCCCTCAACGATATGGAGCGTGAACTAAAAAACAATAACGAAGCTCTCGACCAAGCCTCAAAAGAATTTGATGATGCCGAAGATAAGGCTGATAAGTTCGGCGATGAGGTTGAGGATGCCGGAGAAAAAAGCGATGATGCCGGCGGTAAGTTTTCCGGTCTCGGCACAGCTTGTAAGGCTGCCGCCGCAACTATTACCGCAGCGTTTGCAGCCGTGTCCGCTGCCGCCATAGCCGGAGGTAAAGCTCTCATTGATATGACCAAGGAGGGTGCAGCTTATGCGGATACCGTGCTTACCGAATCTACTGTAACGGGTATTGCTACTGATAAACTCCAAGAGTATATGTATGCTGCAGAGCTTGTAGACGTTTCTACGGAAACGCTCACCAAGTCTATGGCAAAACAAATAAAGTCTATGAAGGCTGTACAGGATGGCACAAAACTTTCCGTCGAAGCCTACGATAAACTTGGTGTTTCGGTAACCAATGCAGATGGCAGTTTACGAGACTCCGATACTGTGTATTGGGAAGTTATCGATGCGCTTGGCAAAGTCGAAAACGAAACTGAGCGAAATGCCCTGGCGATGCAAATCCTCGGCAAATCCGCCCAGGAACTGAATCCTCTTATTGAAGCGGGTGCCGGGAAAATGGCTGAACTTGGAGAACAAGCACAGGCCGCCGGATATGTAGTTAACGACGATATGCTCGGTGCATACGGGGCACTTGATGACCAGTTACAGTATCTGAATGTAGGTGCAACTGCAGCCAAGAATGCTCTCGGTACAGTACTTCTCCCGGTACTTACAGACCTTGCTACAGAAGGCAACGCACTCCTTGGAGAGTTCACAAACGGCATCCTTGATGCCAATGGTGACCTCGGTGCGATGTCCGATGTCATTGGTGAACTTTTACCCGAAGTTCTCGATATGATTATGGAGTTCTTACCCGAACTTCTTGAAATCGTAGGCGAGATAGTTGGCTCCTTGGCACAGGCTCTTATTGATAATCTACCTACGATTATTGATACTGCGTCGCAGATAATTTTTGCGTTGTTACAAGGTTTGATTGCAGCCCTACCTCAAATAGCGGAGGGAGCATTACAGCTTGTTATGGCTCTTGTAACGGGCATCTTGGAGAACCTTCCGCTTCTTCTCGAAACCGCCTTACAAGCGGTTGTAATGCTTGCTACAGGCATTGCAAACGCACTACCCACGTTGATACCGACTATCATCCAGGTGGTTATTCAGATTGTACAAACTCTTATAGAGAATCTGCCTTTGATACTCGATGCAGCACTTCAGCTCATTATGGGACTTGCCCAGGGCATCCTTGATGCACTCCCCGTGCTGATTGCGGCTTTGCCTGAAATCATTATGGGGATTATAAACTTCCTCCTGGATGCAATACCTCAAATAATCGAAACGGGTATACAACTTATAACCTCCCTTGTGTCAGCTCTTCCCGAAATCATCACCGCAATTGTTGAAGCTATCCCTCAGATTATTGAAGGTATCATTACGGCTGTGCTTGGTGCAATCCCCCTCATTATACAGGCTGGTATTGACCTCTTGATTTCGCTTATCAAGGCTTTACCGCAAATTATAACAACCATCGTCAATGCAATTCCTCAGATTATTTCCGGTATAATCAACGCTGTAATCGGCAATATCCCCCTCATAATCCAGGCGGGCGTTGACCTCTTTATTTCGCTCATTAAAAACCTTCCCACAATCATCGTGGAAATCGTAAAAGCCGTACCACAGATTATTGCGGGTATCGTTAAGGCTTTCGGTTCTCTCGTTGGAGAGATGGCATCCATAGGTGGAAATATCGTAAAGGGTCTGTGGGATGGTATAACCGGTCTTGCGGATTGGCTTTGGGATAAGGTTTCAGGATGGATCTCCGGTATCTGGGACGGGATTTGTGATTTCTTCGGTATCGCATCTCCCTCGAAGGAAATGGGATGGGTCGGTGAGATGCTTGTTGACGGTCTCGCAGGCTCACTTAGCTCACACGGTAAAGAAGCCGTGAAAGCAGCCGAGGGAATGAGTTCTGACATTACCGATGTTATGCACGGACTGGCGGATGATATGGAAATGGCACTTCCCACCGATTTCAACATCGATGGAAATGTACGTGCAAGTGTATCGGGTTCTGCCACAGATGCTGTAAAGAACGGATTGTCGCTTGTACTCAACATTACGAATTTTAACAACTATTCAAGCGAGGATATTCAGCAACTCACAAACGAGGTGCTGGTAACCGCAGGTCAATTTGCAAAACGGAAAGGGGTGGTATTTGCGTGAACTATTTTGTGTATAAAGGCATCAAGTCTTCAGATATGGGTCTTAGAATTGAGAGCAAGGAGGTTTTCTCCGCTCCCGAATACGAAGTGGACTTCTTATCCATTCCCGGCAGACACGGAGATTTGATTTCCGGTGACGGTAGATTCCCCAATGTCCAAGTGGCATATTCGGTATTCCTACCTGCGAAAAGCGTTACGGAATTATCACAAAAGATTACCGCAGTTAAGGGTTGGCTTTATTCCGGTCTTAACCAATATCACACCCTCTCCGATACTTACGATACAGAATTCACACGAAAAGCGGTATATGCCGGAAAGCTTGACATTGAAGATGAGCTCAACCGTATCGGAATATTTACCATAAGCTTCTCGTGTGAGCCATTCCGTTATTCCGTTGCGGGGGAAAAGGGTCAGCTTGTAGGAAACGGAAAAAGTCTTATAAATCCATACCCTTTTCCAAGTTATCCGGTAATCCGTGTAGTAGGTAACGGTGGCGGTATGCTGACCATTCAATCTGCCGACAGCAATGCAAGCTGGGTATTTAACAACATCAATGCCTATGTTGAAGTTGACTCAAAACAGATGGTTTGCTATAAGGGCACCGAACCGAAGAACGACACCGTTGAAGGCGACGGCTTTCCTATTTTGTATCCCGGGGAGAATACATTTTCTTTTGACGGAGATATAAAGGGGATAACTGTTACTCCAAGGTGGTGTTCTATATGATTCCTGTACTATACAAAGCTAATGCCACCAACTTCAACACGTTCGGTATCGGTGTTCTTAAGGATTGTACTTCATGTGAAGTTACCGAGGAACGTAACGGAGCCTTTGAGTGCGAATTCAAGTATCCAATCAATGGCCCCTTGTTCAAGGAAATCGCCACAGAACGCCTTATAAAGGCAAAACCTAACGATACAGCTAATGACCAGGTCTTTCGCATTTACCGCATTTCTACGCCTATAAACGGCGAAATAACGGTGTATGCACAGCACATATCATATGACCTTTCAAGCATAGCTGCATTACAATGGTCAAGTGAGTCAATCTCACCGAGCCTCGCAATGGAGCGTGTATTTCAGAATACTGCTACTCCTCATAACTTTACCTGTCATACCGATTATTCCTCGGCAAAACCGTTCTCCGTTTCCAAACCGCAGAGTGTTCGTGCGTGTCTTGGCGGTGTGGCAGGCTCTTTTCTTGATTTGTGGGGTGGCGAATATGAGTGGGACAACTTCCACGTTATACACCATCAAGGCAGAGGCCAGAAAACAGGTGTGGTCATTGAATACGGTAAAAACCTCACCGATCTTGAACACGAAAGTGAAAACACCGACGTTTATACAGACCTTTTGCCGTATGCGGTAATTACAGCCGAAGACGGAACAGAAACGGTTGTAACCCTTACAGAGGTACTTCTTCCTATTGCAGATACCACGCTTGTTCAAAGGAAAACTCTCATTATGGATTTCACTGATAAATTCGATGACGAGAATCCTGCTACAGAAGAGGCACTCCGCGCTTATGCAAATAACTATCTTGAAAGTAACCCTCTCGGCACATCAGTCCCTACATTGACAGTTGCATTTGAACCTCTGTGGAAACAGCCGGACTGCATTGCGGTGCTTGAACGTGTATCTCTGTGCGATACCGTACTGGTGCGCCACAGTCGTTTGGGCATCACAGCGAAGGCAAAGGTAATCACCACGGTCTATGACACCCTCGCAGAGAAGTATGTGTCCATCACACTCGGTTCGGCAAAGGCAAATCTTCTCGACAATGTAACATCTGCGGAGATTGCTGCCGAAGAAGCGACTAATAAAATCGACCGCTTCCCGGCACTTATGAATTCTGCAATCAAAAATGCTACGGGTCTCATCACCGGACAGACCGGCGGATATGTGGTTATAAACACAGACAGTGAAAGCGGTAAGCCTTACGAGCTTCTCATACTTGATACCCCTTCAAAGGAAACTGCGGTCAATGTATGGCGATGGAATGTAGGCGGACTTGGGTTCTCCAAGAACGGCTACAACGGTCCCTACGAAACGGCTATCACCTCAGATGGACAGATTGTAGCTGACTTCATTACTTCAGGTTCATTAGTGGCAAACATTATTAAGGCGGGTGTGCTCCAATCCCAAGATGGATCGTCCTATTGGGATTTGGAGACCGGCGAGGTCGTTCTTCGTGCTTATGCCTCCACGGAAAGCGTGGAAAAGGTTGAAGACCGAATTAATAACATCGAAGAGCAGAAAATGTACCGCCTTGTTATCAGCTCATCCAACGGTAATATCTTCAAAAACAATAATATCAAAACAACTCTTTATGCCACAGTATTCTCTTGGGATGAAAACGTTACGGATACCCTTGATGACAATCAGTTTATATGGACAAGGGTTTCCGATGATGCCGAAGCGGATAAACTGTGGAATGATGCTCACTTCGGTGGCACAAAGCATATAGAAATTGATTCAGATGATGTCAAGGTAAGGGCAACCTTCTTCTGCGACCTCATCGATACAACTACAAGAAACGGCCTGCTCGGCTGAATATAAGGAGGAAATCCAAATGAGTAAAGCACAAGGTCAGTTTACGATTATTGACTATAACGACGCCCTA